ACGAGTTTATAGCAACTGTCATTTCTGCTGCAACTGGGGCTAATTTTGGCAATCAAGCTTTTGCCATAAACCCTGGTCATGCAGCCACGTTTCCTTGGCTTTCAGGAGAAGCCACTCAATGGGAGAAATACCGCTTTGAGTACCTTGAGTTCTACTATGAGCATGACGTTTCGTCTTTTGCCACTGCAGGAACCACTGGGAAAGTTGTCATGAGTTTGGATTATGACGCAGCGGATGCCCCCCCCACAACCAAGCAGCAGATGTTGGATACTGAGCCACATGCTGATGGAATGCCAAATGAGGACTTTGGCCTAATCGCAAACCCAGCAGATTTATCAGGGAACACTGATTTGCACTATGTGCGTTTAGCGGGTTTGCCGGGCGGTGCGGACATACGTCTTTACGATGTCGCAAACTTCAATATTGCCACTCAAGGCATCGCTAGTAATGCTACCGAATTGGGAGAGCTGCATGTGCGCTACTCCTGTGTGTTTGAAGTACCCGTCCTTTCGTCGGACTTGAAGACAGCTCCGGCGAATAATTCTGTGTCATGGTTTGAAAGTGTAGCCACTGAAGCTTTCACCACTGCCACACCTGTTGCATATTTGTTGCAAACCATCAAGGCAGATGGTATTGGGTGTTCTCCGAACGCCTCAACTGGTGTGATGACCCCCCCAGCCGGAAATTATTTGATTGATTTCTGGTCGTCTTCAGATGATACTGCATCCGAAACTTTTAGAGTTTTGTTAGATGTTAATAAGAATGGTGTCTCTATTTTGAATAATGGAGGCACGTCTATCGTTCCTGGTGCTGTAGACCCTTTAATTGGGACCACCAGTAATCTTGGGGCTGCAGGTTCCGCCTTTGTTTCAGCGAATGGAACAGATTAATTTAAGCTGATCGGAGAGCTCGTTGGTGCTGCTGGCACTTTGACGAGTACTGGTTCAATACGTTGGACCGCAGCTTGAGGCGAAGAGGCAACTACTAGCCTTAATGGTAGTTTATGTCGTACTCACAGGCCCTGAATAAGCTTGAGAGCGTAGCTCCGTATGAGTACATTGTTAGAAATTTCTTGTGTAGAAACCGTCTTTCCAGGCTGACGTTAAAATGCCTGGACGATAGTCCATACGATCTGTATGAAACCCGTGGACGACGGGTGTCGTGATCAGTCCTATTGGATGTTGAGTACATCCCGTGTTTGGAGACATTTCTACGTTATGAAATGAAGAGTCAAACCTCAAGGGAGGGACTCGGCCGTTTAGCGGCCTGTTATGAAAACTTTTGAAAGATTGCAACTTTATAGCAGGTTGAGAATCGCCGGGCAAGCCCTCCCTTTCCTGACCGTTTTGAGCGTTGAGAACCGACGTAGAGAACTGCGAGGCTACTCCGTGAGAACTCC